AAAGGAATAACCCCATGCTATCTTAAATAAAAGTAGCATGGGGTTATTTTATGGATCAAAATCGACCAAGTTTGGAAGCAGATTTATATAATAGCGAATATATTATGACAAAGGCACGTGATAATCAAAAATATTGCGGTGATATATACTATGCTCTATGTAACAATGATTGGATAAAGGCTGAAATGTTGAGTGTATTAGCCGCAGATTATTGGCATTGTAGTTGGCGTTATGCTGGTGGTATTGCTGCTGGTTTATATAATGGTAGTACTTGGGATGGTCAAGACTATTACCTTGAATTTTATATGTATAATGCCTTTGATAAAGGTTCAACAGAAGGTCTTGTAACTGACGAGGTTCGTGAAGACTTCAAACGTATTGGTTGGTATTTGGTAGAAAACGGTAACAAAGTATGATTCTTAACATTTTAGCACTATTAAGTGCAATAAGCATTAGCGGTGTCGCCGCATATTATAGTATTGTTGGCTTGACCGCTATCTTTAGTGGTGCGGTTATTCCTATCATTATTATGGGTGGTGTATTAGAAGTTGGTAAGATTATTGCTACTGTTTGGCTACATCAAAATTGGCGTCGAGTTAATTTTATTGTAAAATGGTATCTAACTGGTGCTGTTGTTGTGCTTATGTTTGTTACAAGCATGGGTATTTTTGGTTTCCTATCACGTGCTCATATTGAAACCACAAGTAGTGTAGGTGATAATGCACTTCTAATACAGCAGATTGACCAAAACCTTGCTATAGAACAACAACGTATTAAAGATAATCAAGCCATCATTAAACAAATGGATGATGCCGTTAATAGTTTGCTTACTGGCAGTGCAAGTAATGCTACACGTGATAATAATCGCACTGCCAATCTAACAACACAAGCCACTAAATTACGTGATAGTCAAAAGAAAGATCGTCTTGCCGCTAATCAAGCAATAGATGAAACTAACAAACGCATACAAGAATTAAATTCACAAAAATTAAAACTCAATCAAGCCCAACTTAAAGTAGAAGCAGAAGTTGGTCCTGTCAAATACATTGCACAATTAATATATGGAGATAATGTTGATAAGTCATTATTGGAGCGAGCAGTTCGTTGGGTTATAATTTTTATTGTTGCTGTGTTTGATCCATTTGCAGTCAGCTTGGTATTAGGTGCGACAATGGGTATCAGCGGTCGCCGTAAAGAACGTGATGCGCAAACAGAAGAAATTGTTAAAGAAATAGTAAAGGAAGTAATCGTTGAAGTTCCCGTTGAAAAGATTGTTACAGTTTATAATAATGATGCTATTCTTCGTGCTGATGCGCTTGCGGCACAAGTTGAAGAACTTAAAAATCGTGAGCCAGAAGTAATTGAACGTGAAGTTGTTCAAGCAGTTCCTATATTCCGTGACGTAATTGTGGAAAAACTGGTAGAAGTTCCTACTGTCCAAGTCATTGAAAAGATTATAGAAAATCCTGTAATTGTGGAAAAAATTGAAAAAATTGAAGTTCCTGTCGAAGTAATTAAGGAAGTTATTGTAGAGGTTCCAGTAGAGCGTATTGTAGAAAAAATTGTTGAAAAAGTAGTTGAAGTTCCAGTTGAACGTGTTGTTGAAATTGATAAAACTGATACAAAAACACTTATGGATCTTACAATTGCATTAGACCAATTAATAAAAGAAGTTGATGCTAAAAATGCTGAGATACACAGATTGAAAGCAGAAACAGAAATTTATCGTGAAGAAGTAAATGGTGTAGATTCTAGTGCTTATGAATTTGATGTAGATACAGATATTGTAGGACCACGTTTTCCAAATAACCCCTACACTGGACAACTTTATATTTTGACACACGATCCAAATACACTTAATAAATTTAATGGAGATAATTGGATTATTGTTGACAAAACGCAAAATGTCAGTTATACTAATAACAAAAATTGGCAACACTGGCAATTAGGAAGAATAAAACGTGCTGAAATAGATTGGGATGATATGACTGAACATGAACAACAATCTATAAACGAAATTGATAAGACATGAATAATAGTAGAATTGTAACTGCACCTGATTTAGATTTAGATCATAGATTTAAGGTATTACTCGTAGATATTGAGTGGAGCGATATTGAACGGCTATCCAATACTATTAATTCACTCAATATTGATATTACATTATTCCTATACGGTAGCACCGAAAAAGATGATGTTTGGTGCATAAACCAACATCTTCATGCTTATGCCACTCTTGTTAACACACGATTTAGCGGCAATAAAGAACTACTAAAAGGTTATTTGCTTGCACAACCCAATTGTTGGGGATATGGTTCCAACGATATTGCCAAATATAATCATCGTGAAACACACGATATATATTCATGGTTACTTCAACAACATACTAATTATATCAAAGAGGAAAATAATGTCAAATAGAGTTGAAATTGAAAATGTGAAACAACGTGGTTTCTATGTAGAAGTCCACAATAATGATATTAATAAAGCACTTCGTAAAATGAAGAAAATGTTACAACAAGATGGCATTTTCCAAACACTTCGTGAACGTGAACGTTTCGAACAACCAAGTATGAAGCGTAAGAAGGCAAAGGCACGTGCACAAAAGCGTTGGCACAAGAAACTAAAAGAACTTAAAGCACTTGGTATTACAAATTAAGGAATAAAATATGCGACAGATCGCTGACACTAAACTTGATTTTAGTGATGTTCTTATTGTGCCTAAACGTAGCACATTAACAAGCCGTGAAGAAGTTAGTCTTGAACGCACATTTATATTTCGCAATAGCAAACAAAACTTTACTGGTATTCCAGTAATTGCAAGTAATATGGACGGTGTTGCTACCTTTGAAACGGCAGAAGCACTCGCACAATATAAAATGTTTACTTGTTTGCGTAAGAATTATAGCATAGAAGAACTTATTCTATGGATTGGTCGCACAGGTTATAAGATTGCAGACAATTGGGCATTTGGTATTGGTATCAAAGATGAAGATTATGAAAAGTTTAAGTTCGTAAAAAGCAAGTTACCCGAATGCAATATCAAGTTTGTTTGTATTGACGTTGCCAATGGATATACTGAACGCTTTGTGCAATTTGTTCGCAAGTTCCGTGATGAAAATCCTACAATTACAATAATTGCTGGCAATGTTGTTACTGGTGAAATGACAGAGGAATTGATTTTAAGTGGTGCAGATATTGTTAAAGTTGGTATTGGTCCTGGTAGCGTATGCACTACTCGTATTAAAACTGGAGTGGGCTATCCGCAACTATCAGCGCTTATCGAATGTGCAGATGCTGCTCATGGTCTTGGCGGTCTTATTGTCGCTGATGGTGGTTGCACTTGTCCTGGTGATGTTGCTAAAGCATTTGCTGGTGGTGCTGACTTTGTAATGCTTGGTGGTATGTTGGCAGGTCACGATCAAGGTGGCGGCGACATTGTAACCAAATATTATAAGACAAACGAAGTAACGGTGGATGGTCAACCTATCATCGAAGAACGTAAGTTTGTTCAGTTTTATGGTATGAGCAGTCGTAGTGCCAATGACAAACATAGTGGTGGACTAAAATCATATCGTGCCGCAGAAGGTAAGGAAGTATTAGTTCCATATCGTGGTGATATTGCCAATACCGTTCAAGATATTCTTGGTGGTGTTCGTTCTACTCTAACATATACAGGTAGCCGCCGTCTTAAAGAACTTGCAAAGCGTTGCACCTTTGTAAGCGTTCATAATCAAGTGAATAATATTTTTTCTAAAACCCCTTGACAAATTAAAATAAAATGCTATATACAGTTAGACGATGCCATTATGGGTCGTCTAATTTACTCGCTTTTAGAAGGAGAAACAAAATGAGTAATCTTTTAACTGTATTTGACGGTTTTGACAAATTAAATCGTACTGCCCTTGGATTTGAACGCCTTTTTGATGACATGCTACGTGTCAACAATGTTCAGGTTCAGCAAAGTTACCCACCTTACAACATCATCCGCAACAGTGATACTGAATACGCAATTGAAATTGCGGTTGGTGGATTTAGTGATGAGGATATTGATATCACACTTAAAGAAGGTCAGTTGGTAGTTACTGGCGAAATCAAGACCGAAGATACAAGAGATTATATGTATCGTGGTATTGCAAGCCGTAAGTTCATTCGAACTTTCTCATTGGCTGACAATGTAGAAATTAAGAAGGCAACTTTAAAGAATGGCTTGCTTAATATTTCTCTTGAATATCATATTCCAGAAGAAATGAAGCCACGCAAAATTACTATTGCTAAATCCTAATAGTTATGGTAGTATAAAATCACAGTGGGCGAAAGCCCACTGTGTTAAATATAAATGATGGGCAAAATGACAGCAGACGTTGAAACACGCACAAAAATTAAAATTAAACCTAATAAAGAACTTATTCCACCACCAAAGTTCAAGGTAATCTTTATGAATGATAATGTAACTACTGTTGATTTTGTTATCGCAGTATTACAAGAAATCTTTGATCACAGTTTTGACAGTGCACAAGAATTGACTGTAAAAATTCATGAAGAAGGTAGTGCACAAGTTGCTGTGCTTCCATATGAAATTGCTGAAAGTAAAGCCGTAGAAACAACATTATTGGCAAGAACAAATCAGTTTCCACTTGCAGTAAAAATAGAACCAGAATCTTAAAACTGAACTAGTTTTGGAAAATATATATTTCCAATTCCTTCATCACTACGACCACGTGGATGACAAATATAACGTATACCGTCTATAGTTTCATCTATTTCATGATGACAATGCCCAAAACACCATATTTTAATTTTCTTATTAGTATTTGCTAACAGCACTGTTTGCATCATGCTATTGCCAGCACGACCATAATGTGCAGGATGCATATCAGGCGTAATAAATCTAAACTTACGCTTTGGTGCTGTATGAGTAACAACTACAATGTGATTTATACGTGGATCATTATTAAAAGTTTCTATTTGGTTATAAAGCATTTTGGCTTCTGTTTTTGCTACTGCCATAATTTCTGCTAATTTTTCGTCACTCCAACCTTGACCAACTAAGTGATCCCAACATTCAAAGTTAGATATTTCTGGTCCACAAAAATCATATGTCCACCAACCATTACAGCCAACAAATGCTACATCATCTAATACAATTACACTTTTATGTAGATACGTAATATTATTATGTTCAGCAATACGTAATTGAAATTCAACATTGTGATAATGTAAATCAGGTTTGTGTCCATGCTCGTGGTTGCCATCAACAAAAATAATATGACGATAATGGTCACTTATTTCTACAAGTTTTTTATATGTATAATTCCAGTCATTACTGACATCACCAGCAATAACACAAACTAAACTTGTTCCAAGACCTTCCCATTTTAAATTTTGTTCTGGTGGCCAGAAATTTTCATGCAGATCCGAACATAAATCAAAGTGCATTTTTTTATTGTTTTCCAATAATAATTATATATAATCTTATTATGAATATAATTTTTGATGAAAAAACTGCTAAAGAGTTAGCCGAAAAATATACTATACTTGAACTTGATACAGTTATGCAACCTGGTTTACCAGAACCAGTTACATTACATGCATTAGTTGAAATTAATAATATTGGCGATTTGGCCACACTTGGATTTTTTAAAGAAATGCATAGTGATATGATATTTGAATACAAACGATCTAATTGGAATCGTGCTATGGAATTGGCTAATGGTTTAGTTGGACATTTTAATGGTGAACTTGATAGTTTTTATGAAAATGTTATTGACTTCTGCCAGAAAAATGCTATATTAAATAGTAGTTGGGATGGTGTTCGTCATACTGTTCCAAAGGAATAAAATAGGCTGGGTTGGCACAGTGGCGACTGCACCGCTTTTGTAAGGCGGAATATAAACAACGGGGGTTCGAGTCCCTCACCCAGCACCACTTTTTGTATACCTGTGTATAAATATAACAAAGG